GTCCATGAGCGGCGCGGTTTCGGCCTTGATGCCTTCCCAGATCCCCGTGAAGAAACCGCTCACGGGTTGCCAGGCAGCCGAAACCATGTCCATTGGCGACCAGTCGAACATTGATTGAAAGTAACCAATCACCGGCGAAGCCAAGGCCTGGATAACACCCCAAAGCGCGCTGAAAAACGCGGACAACGGCTCCCAGTTCGAGATGATCAGTCCGATCGGCGACCAGCTGAACAACGTCTTCATCACGTCGAACGCCGACGCAGCCAGCGTCTTGATGCCGTCCCAAAGCCCACCGAAAAACGCGGATAACGGTTGCCAATTCGAGACGACCAGACCGATCGCCGTCCAGCCGAAGACTGTCTTGAATACTTCCCACAACGCCATGACCGGCTCACGGATCGCAGCCCATACCGCCTGGAAATACGGGGCGACGGTCGACCAGTTGGCGATCAGCAGACCGGCGGCCAGCGCCAGCGCCCGCACGACAATGCCCACCGGAGACATACCGAGGACCGAGCTCAGCACTCTGCTGGCGTTGGTCGCCGCGATGACGGCCACCTGCAGCACGCCAAAGGCAATCGCAGCGCCCACCACACCCTTGATGACGCCCGGGTGTTCGGCGGCCAGTGCTGCGACCTGAGAAATCATCGGCCCGATCACGGCCATTGTTTCGTTCATCGCAGGCAGAAACATGCTGCCGATATTGATGCTCAGGCGATCAACCCGATTCTCCATCTCTTTGAGAGCGACCGCAGTCGTCTCAGAGTTGGCCTGGAACTCCTGCTCGATGGTCCCTGCCGACTGCACCCCTTCCCCGACTTTCGCCAGGTTGGAGCGCAGCACATCCAGGTTCTTCAGCAGCGGCGTGATAGCGCCCAGCGACTCTTCGCCAAACAGTTGCGTGATAACCGCCGACTGTGTGCCCGGATCGACCGTCGAGATGGCCTTCAGCACCTTCTCGATGGTCCCGGACGGGTCCTGCTGCATGCCTTGGGTCAGCTGGTTGATGTCCAGTTGCAAGGCCTCGAAAGCCCCGGCCTTGGCTGCGCCGCCCTCGGTAATCGACTGCATGAAACTCTTGATGCCCTTGGCGGCCACATCGGTCGGTACATCCACCCCGGCCAGCGTGGCGCCCATTGCGGCAATCTCGCCCGACGCCCGACCCGCCACAGGCCCGAGCGGGCCCATCGCGGTGACCATGGTCGCAATCTGCTTCTCCAAATTGTTGCCGCCCAGCACGTTGATCTTCTCGGACAGCGCCGCGACCTGTGGCTGAGTCATCTCGAAAGAAGAGCGCCACTTGCCCATCATCTCGCCAGACTGAGCGGCGGTCTGGTCGAACGCGATGCCCATTTTCACGGCATCGGTGGCAAACCCGGTCAGCTCGGCGCGTGGCACATTGGCCTTTGCGCCTTCAGTGACAATCGCCGCAAGACCACTGGCGCTTTCCGGAAGTCGTTCACTCAGGTCAAGAATGTCACGGCTCATTGCCTGGAATTGCTGCGGGGTATCAAACGTCACCGACCGTTTCACACCGGCCATGCTTGTCTCGAAACCCATTGCGGCCTTGACCGCATCGATCAGCGGCTGCGCCAGGGTGCTTTCGCTGATCATGTTTTCGAGCGGGACTTTTCCCAGCCCGGAGTCCTCAAGCCCTTGCTGGAATCCTTTGACGTTCTTGTTGATCGTCTCCAGCGTTGGAGACAGTTGATCGACGCCGGTGATCAGCGTTTTTATAGTGTTTGCCATCACTCCCCCTGCAGGATCTGGTTGATGCGTTGCGCCTGCAAGATCGACTCGGTGATGACGTCCAGCTCCCTGGACATCATCAGTTCGGGGTCGGTCTTCCAGAAGTACGCGAGGTCGTAAACGACGGCTATCAGGCCTTCAAGGTTGCTGATGCCGCTGCCATGAAAAAACTCGCGACCTTCCAGCTCAACGTGTTGATGTCACACAGATCCATCTGGTTGACGGACGACGGCGGAATGCCGGCGCATATGGCGATGTACTTCGCCGCCACGTCCAGATCGAGGGACACGTCCTCGTTCTTGTCGATCCGGTAAGGCAGGGCCTTGATGGCGCGCGCTTCCTGTGCGGTGGGGCGGCGAAACGTCAGTTGCGAGACGGTTTCACCATGAGCCTCGATAGGGCTCACCAGTTCGATGATTTCGCTCATTGCCAGCTCCCCTGACTGCCATCGAACCGCAAGTCGATGGTGCCGTCATCGGCCTTGCTGATCGGTTCTTCGACCAGATAGGCGCCGGACAGAACGTAGGTTTTGCCATTGTTGAACTCGCAGGTGATGGTCATATCCACACCGGTGGTGAGCAGTTTGAGCGGCATGTCTGGCGTGTGTACGGCCTTGAACTTCAACCAGGCGGCTTTATCCACTTCCTTGAAGTAGCCCGGCACGACGGTGTCACGCTTCACGTTCATCAAAGGGGCTTCACCGCCGCCGCTGATGGTCAATTGGGTGCCATCCACTTTGATGTAGCAGGTACCCGCAACTTTCTGAGCCATGTTTTTTTATCTCCAGAATGAAAAAACCCGCACGAGGCGGGTTTGAAAGTGATGTTGGTGGAAAAACTTACGCCGCTTCGTCGTACTGCAGGCGGAACTGGTTGAGCAGTGCAAACACGCGCAGGCCATTGATGTAATCCGGCGGGAACATCACGTTCACGCGGCTCGGATCGTTGCCGTCACGTTCAACGATAAGGTGCTGGGCGAACACTTCCGCGTTCTCCACATGGCCTTCTTCTTCAAGACGGGCGTACTGCGCGATCAACTCACCGCGAATGGTGCTCGGCGTGATGATCGGCTGACCGGCGCCGAAACGCGTGCCATCGCTGGCCAGCTTATGGCGACCGTACTTGCTGGTGATCACACCCTGCAGGCGGCGAATGATGAACGCCGACTGATGCATGGTTTCGCTGTCCAGGTACGAGTTGTCGGCCTGGCCGTAAGCGTTCTTTTGATAGGTGGTGATCGAGCGCTGAATGCGCACGTAACCGCCTTCGTAGTACGCCGTGGCAATGCCGTAACGCAGCAACGACTCACGCTCGGTCAGCGTGAAACGCTGGCTGGCCGGTGCAGGGTCCAGACCAGGCATGGTGCCGCTCTGGGTCGGACGGCTGGCATCGGCGGAAATGAACACCGCGGTGCGTGCAGCCAGTGCAGCCGCTTGCAGCCAGACCGGCTGTGGCGCTGCCATCTCGACACCCTGAATGGTGATGTGCTGATCGTTGCGCAGTTGACCTGCGGCGACCAACGTACCGACCGTGCCGCGCTTGGCGCTGTAGACATGGCCGTACAGTTGACGCGCCCAGCTCCAGCGACCAGTGCTGTCATCCATGGCCGCTTTCCAGGCATCCAGCGTGCTGGTGTCGGTCCACGGCAGGCACAGAAACTCGAAAGGCTCATCGCCCAGAGCAGCCAGCGCCTGAACCTGATCGGGGGTGCCGACGCCGCCGGTCATGGCGGTGACTTCAGCGGTGAGGCCTGCCGGAATCGCTTCGCCATTGGTCTTGCCCAGGCGGTTGAATTCCAAGCGGATGTCGTTGCCGCTCACGCCGCTCCATTTGCAAGAGAGGGTCAGCACGCCCGCGTCGACGACCGACCGGACTGGCAGGTCAGGCGTGGCGTTGATCTTCACCGACAGGGCATTGGCTGCCTGAGCCGCCGTTGCGCCATTGACCACAGTAGCTTGCACGCGCACGCCGCCGACATACAGGTTCAGCAGACCGGTTTCGGTCGCTGCGCCCGCTACGGTAACCGTTGCAACGGCCTTGGCGCCTTCGGTATTGAGCAGCGGCAGGCACCAGACTTCACCGGTCGGGTCGGCCTTGCGCCAGGTTTCGTACATGGCGGCGAGCATGGAGCCCTGACCACCAAGGTTCTTCGCCAGCGCCACGCTTGGCACCAGCACCAGCGAACCGATTTCCGGGCCGGTGACATCGTCGTTGACCTGAGCAACGATCAGACGGCGCATGCCGGCCGACGCGCTGTTGGCGGCCGAGTTGTCCATCTCCGCATAGAACAGCGGCACGCGGACATCGGATGGAATGTTGTTAAAGCTGATAGCCATTGTTTGGCTTCCTCTTGATTAAGCCGTTTCGGCGGATTGAGTGGGGAGTTGCTCGGTTTGCAGGGTGATATCGCCGTCGTTGTGACGGCGTTGCCACCAGGCGTTGAACGTCACGACGCGTCCTTCGGCAGGCAACAGATCGCCTGCTTCAGGGTCGGGCACGGTGCGGCCTTCGGCCGGTAGAACGGTGATGCGTTGGGTCATGGTTTTACATCTCCTGAGAATTTCACTTCGATACGCCCGTCCGGGCCTGGGTATTTCAGGTTGGGGTCTGCCGGGTCGATGCTGTCCATCTCGAAGGTGGCGCCGGTAAAGCCCGGCAATCCGTCCAGATAAGCCTCGTGCCAGGTTTCGGCGGGCAGGCTTTCGAGGTTGCGACCCAGCTGAAACTGCGCGGCGAAGCCGAAGCGATAGGTCACGCGGTCACCGCTGATCTGCACCAGCACGCCACCCTGGTATTGCATCGGGTCGTACTCGCGCTCCGGGCTCCAGCCCACCAGCGCACGCCATAGCTCGGCGCGAATGGCATGCAGCTGTTCACTGGCTTCCTGTCCGCGCTTGTCGCCGCCATCAAGCACCACCACCACGTCCAGCCGGTCGGTGATGATCTGGCGAACGACGTTCTGCAGATCGTTGGCCAAAGCCAGATCGCCAGTGGCAATCACGTAAGCCGAGGGATGCGCGAGCTGATCGCCGAGGGCAACAGCCGCCCAGTCAATCCCTGCGCTGATTCGCCCGGCAAAGGTCGGGCAGGTCGCCTGCAGATGGGCAACTATCGGGGTTATCTTCATGAGTGAATCCGCGTGTAAGAAATATCGATCCAGCACGCCAGCAATGGCTGTCAGTCTGGAAGGTGTGGACGGCTGAACGCCTTGAGCTATTGAGTTGCCTTGTCGAGTACCTTGTTGGCCTTGTCGGCAGCACGGCTGGCCGTGTGCGCTGCCTCGCTGGCAACCGTGGCGGCGCTTTCGACCTTGCCAGCGGCTTCAGTCGTACTCTCGGCCAGCCGGTCCAGACGAAGATCGCGCCTGCCCAGTGCTGCGTCGTAGGCCTTGCGCACTTCGGCCAGTTGCTGGGTATGTTCGGTATTCGCCGACCATTGACCGGCCTGAAACCCGAGCATCAGGCAGCCTGCGATCATCAACGCGGCGATCACCCAGACCTCGATCTGGCGCCAGGCGCGACGGGCGATGAAATCAATTACGCATCTGTGCATCGTTGGCACCTCCGAGCTGGGAACGAAGCCGGGCTATCTCGGCGCTTTGGGTGGTCACCTTGTCGGTGAGCTGCACGATGTGACTGGTCAGCGCTTCGATCTTGCCCTCCATGCGGCCAACGGCTGCGGCGAGTTCGTTGCGCTCCTTGGCAAACTGATCAGCCCGCGCTTCAGCCTCCTTGCGAATCTGTCGCTCGGAGTCGAGCAGTTCATTGAGGCGCCGGACAGTGCCGATGTCGGCGTTATCCATCGCCCGGTCGGCGGCGTCTCTGGAAAGAAACTTGCGCAGCCATAAAAAGCCGCCAAGCAGAATGGTGCCAGTGCCGCCCAGCCAGGTAGCTGTGCCTGGTCCAAGGTCGGTTGGGTCCATCTTTGCTCCACGCATAAAAAAGGCCGCACAGTGGCGGCCGGGGAAATCCATGACGGTAGTCCGCCAGGGCGGGCTTCGGGGCGGATCACGAATGACCCGTTTCAACAATTGCGCGGCCTGCCTTGAGCAGCAGTTCCGAGGCGCAAATCGCATATCGTGGGACCTTTTTACCCCCCTCCGGAAAGGCTGGGAAGGGGCAATTTCGGGGTGGGTCGAGTTTGACCGGACTTCAACCCGAGTTCGACCGCAGCTGTGCAGTCAACCCGGATGAGCGGTGCGAAACACCGCGTGATCCGTGACGAAATCAGGCTCTGCGCGCGACCTCCTTCCTGTTGCTTCGAGAGGCGCTACGCGCAGAAAGCGCAGCCAGAATGCTTTGATGAAGCTTGTCGACCCAGTTGCGGTAGGTTCGATCGGCGCCTTCATTAATGCCCAGCAAACGCATCTGCTCGCGCATCGGCAACGACTCCACATAACGCAGGGTGGCGAGCTGCGCCAATTCAGGTCCTCGGCTCCTGGCCGGGCTGCGCGCCATCTCGGCAACAGCGGCTTCGACTTCGCTGCTTATATAGTCCATGCCGCTGCCATTGCCGATCAGCGAGCGCGAACCCGGCGTGCTGCGGGGAATATAAGCGCCCCACTCCATGATCCCGGCCATCGGGCTGCTCAATCCGCCGCTCAGCCCGATGCGATTGCGCTGCTCGCCCCAATGCACCATCACCGCTTCTACTTCTTCAATCATTGTGTCGCTCCTGACTTCTGTGCAGAGAACGCCGATCGACGTCCTCAGGAAAGCCAGACAATACAATCTGTATTTTTTATACACAACACACCATTACAATGTGTATATTGAAGAACACCCTACAGCCTGTATGATTCGACGCATGAATAAATGGTATGAAGTCGCAAGACAGGTCATGGATACCCAGCAGATCAGCCAGGAAGAAATGGCTGAACGCATGGGGGTTACGCCCGGCGCGGTCGGGCATTGGCTGAACGGCAAACGCGAGCCCAAGATCGAGGTCATCAATCGATTGCTTGGCGAGCTGGGCCTGCCGATCCTCACTACCTCCATCCCTTGGAACGAGCCCGGACAGCAGAACGTTGCGCCAACGGAGCAGCCTTCGCGTTTCTATCGCTACCCGGTGATCAGCTGGGTCGAAGCCGGTGGCTGGAACGAGGCGGTCGAGCCCTATCCGGTCGGTTACTCGGACACCTTCGAATTGAGCGACTACAAAGCCAAGGGCCGAGCCTTCTGGCTGGTGGTGCGCGGGGATTCGATGACGGCACCCGCAGGCCAGAGCATTCCGGAAGGCATGTTGATTCTGGTGGACACCGGCATCGAGCCAACCCCTGGAAAGCTGGTGATTGCCAAGCTCCCGGAAAGCAATGAGGCGACCTTCAAGAAACTGGTCGAGGACGCCGGACGCTATTTCCTGAAGCCGCTCAACCCTGCCTATCCCACCATCGCGATCAGCGAAGAATGCAAACTGATCGGTGTTATCCGGCAGATGACCATGCGCCTCTGATCACCGTGATGATCCCCAAGCCTCGCACAGCGAGGCTTTTTTATGCCCGGCATTCAGGGTCAAGACTTCCAGATAGGAAAGGTTTGCCGCTTGCGTGGGAAATATTACTCAACTACTGTACGCACATACAGTAAAAAGGAGTTCACGCATGCAAAACCTGAGACCTGAAGCCTCGCAACACGATGCCTACCTGGCGCTCGCCCAGCGTATCCAGGACCTGATCACCAGCCCCAAGGCGCAGATAGAGCACCAGGTGCTGTTAGTCAGAGAGCCAGGCGAATCACCTGTTCACTGGGAGCAGATCGTCGAGCAGATCAGTGAGGCCGAAGGTATCAACGTGACGCGTAACTTCGAAAACGGATCGGTCAACGTGTCGTGGTACGTCGAATCCGCAGACGCGTACTAATACAAAACGTATTTAAATATACAATCTGTATTGCACCATTCCGCTACATATCGTATTGTTTGTTCGCACCTCGTCATGGAGTACGAACATGCAGACCACACGACCCAAAGCACGCTGCCCGGTGTATCTGCACCCGGCAGCCTGCGACAGACGTCTCATCAAGATGATCCAGCGGCAGACCGGGCAGTTCCTGGTCCTGACCAATTCCAGCCACAGGCCCTCGCCTGCCATCAATACGCACCCTGCCCCGTCAGGTGGAGACGCGGCATGACGCTGCGCCTTTCATCTGCACCGACACAACCACAAGGAGTCACGGAATGAACGACATACTCGACCAGCTTCGCAAGGAATTCGCCACGCCGTGCCCATCGCTGAGTGCCGTGCGCGAGCGCTACTTCTCCCATCTGTCCAACGACCGCAACCTGCTGCGCAAGATCAACGCCGGGCGTATCGCCCTGAAGGTCAGCCGCACCGGCGGCACGCGCCAGGGCCATCCGTTCGTCTACCTGCACGATCTGGCGAATTACCTCAACGATATCGTCACGGACAGGGCCGCATGA